TCCGCCACCGGCGCCCGGGGTGCTGCCTCCGCCACCGGCTACCAGGGTGCTGCCTCCGCCACCGGCGCCCGGGGTGCTGCCTCCGCCACCGGCTACCAGGGTGCTGCCTCCGCCACCGGCGCCCGGGGTGCTGCCTCCGCCACCGGCAAGGCAAGCGTCGCACTGTCAACTGGCTGGTCTGGCCGAGCGCGTGCCGCCGCTGGCTGCGCTATTTGCCTCGTGTACCGCAACGATGACGGCGAAATCGTGCATATTCGCGCCAGCAAAGTCGGTGAAAACGGCATTGAGCCGGACACGTATTACATGCTGAGTGCAAACGGCGAATTTGTTGCGGCCATCGAAGAGTAATCGGCGGCCATCATGCTCACCCAGCCCCAAATCCCAGCCCGCTACCGCCTGCTGTACGCCGGCTGGCCGGTGGGCCGCTTGTTCCTGGATATCTACGGCACCAGCGACGAAGACGGCGCGCAAGTGTGCGCAGTGGCACAGCACGGTCAAACCGTCGATCTGACCGCAATAGTCTGCTCGTCATACCTGGAGCAAATCGAATTGGCATTGAATCACCTGGGTGCGCAGATGAAGCGCGAATCACGTGCCGAGGACATCGCGGAACGCGCGCAGTGGGCCCGGGACGCGGCCTGATTAACAAACGGAGGACATCATGAGCTTCAAGGTAATTGTGGATTTTCGTCGCGGCCCGGCCTGGTCGACGACGCTGAGTGCGACCGACGAGGATCACGCGAAGCAACTGGCAAAAGCCATGGCGCCGGAACTTGGCTTCACGCAGCCGATTGTCAAAGTCACCGCGTATCCGGCTGCGGCCGTGTGGGGCTGATCATGGGCGCCGCTACTATCCTGCGCGTCATCAAGCGCCCGGTGCGTAAAGTGCTGCTGCCATTTCGGCTGATGTTGGTCCGGCTGCAGTTTCGCCACTCCGAAAACGAACTGCGCCGGCTACGTGAGTTGCGCGCTGAACTGGGCGAACTGGAAGCGCGCGAGTGCATCTATCAGGTGCAACTGGCTGTGCGCCGCTGTCAACTGGAGCGGAGCTGATCATGCGCGGCCTGTTCCAACTTTACAGAAACTACCTGCGCGTCGGCTACACGCGGCGCGCGGCATTCCGGCGTGCATGGCACGTGTGGACGGAGGGGTTTTGATCATGCGTCAACCCATCACGATTCGCGCCAGTTCGTTCGGGAGTTTGTTTGATTGCCCGGCGCGCTGGATTGCGATCCACCTGGAGGGTCGGCGCGTCCCGCAGAGCGGCAAGGCCGCACTCGGGACTGCGCTGCACGCCGGCACGGCACTGTACGACACTGAGCGCGTTCTCGGTCAGTCGCCAAGCCTGTCGGCGGCGGAGGACTGCGCCGTTGAAAGTGTACGCATGCCCCGCGACGAAACAGATTGGGAGGGCGAGAGGGATAAGGCGGAAAGCATCGCCCGCACGCTCACTCGCAAGTACTGCCTGGAAGAGGCGCCTAAGCATGACTACGTGGCGGTAGAGGCGTCCGTAGAGAGCCTGCTGATATCTGACCTCAACATCATCTTGACCGGCACAACGGACCGCATTGCGCGCGTCGATGATCAATTTGGCATCCGCGACATCAAGAGCGGCAAGCAAGCCGTGGGCACTGATGGCAAGGCGAAAACCAAGGGGCACGCCGCACAGCAAGGGGTTTATGAACTGCTGGCGGAAGCCGCCACTGGTACGCGCATGGACGCGCCGGCCGTGATCATTGGGCTGCAAACCAACCTGACACCAGACAAGCAGCGCATCGGTACAGGGGAAATCGTTGGCGCCAAGGACGTGCTGCTGGGCGATGACGAACATACCGGGCTGCTGGCGATGGCTGCCAAAGTGGTCCATGGCGACATCCCGGCCTGGGGGAATCCGAACTCAATGATGTGCCACCAAACGTACTGCCCGAACTACAACACCTGTTTTTGGAGAAAATAAACATGACCGCACCAACTAGCAGCACCACGCTTGCAAATCTGCGAGCCCCAGCCCATGAGGCCCCACAGCGCTACTCCGTTGGCCTGACCGACTCCCAGGGCTTTGAATTGGCGCAGCGCGCCGCGAAATTATTGGCAAGTTCGACACTGGTCCCGCAGCAGTATCAGGGCAATCTGCCCAACTGCGTTATTGCCCTGAACATGGCTCAGCGCGTCGGTGCTGACCCGTTGATGGTGATGCAGAACCTGGTCGTGGTTCATGGCAAGCCGACTTGGTCGGCGCAGTTCCTGATTGCCACCGTGAATACCTGTGGCGACTTCTCGAAGCTGCGCTATGAGTTCTTTGGTGCCCAGGGCACCGATGACTGGGGTTGCCGGGCGTGGGCAATCGAGAAGGCGACCGGCGAGCGTCTTGTAGGCGCGGACGTAACAATCGCCATCGCAAAGCAAGAAGGTTGGTATGGCAAAAACGGCAGCAAATGGAAGTCCATCCCGCAGCAAATGCTGATGTATCGCGCCGCAAGCTGGTGGACCCGCGCTTACGCACCTGAGCTGTCCATGGGCCTGTCCACGGCTGATGAAATGGCTGATGTTATTGATATCGACCAGGATGGCTCGTACACCGTAACCACGGAATCCCTGCGCGCCGCTGAGCCCATCCCGGCGCAAGTCGAAACTCTGATTTCCGAACCGGCACAGCAATCGGCTGCAGCGCAAGAAAATGCGTCCAGTTCCTACGACACCATCTTCCGCCGCATCCAGTCGTGCCAAGACCCAGACGTTCTTGACCTGATCGCGGACGAAATCCGCGAAATGTTCGACAGCACCGAGCAGGCCAAGCTGAACGCGCTGTACCAAGAGCGCCGCGCGGAACTGGTGGGCTAAATGGCAACGCAGCGCCTGAGTCAGTGGCTGGCTTTGCGCTGCAAGGAATCGCTCTTCCAACGATTTTTGCGCGTACCGGATGAAGCCACTGCAATCCATTCGGTACGCGCTATCTGCGAGGTGCAATCGCGCGGCCAGATCGACACAGACGACCGCGCAAAGCAGCGATTCCACGATTTCATCCGCAAGCCGTACCTAAAGTTCACTGAAGACCAACGAAAGGAAGCACGCAATGTTTGACCTCCCAAAGCAGCAAGTGAAATTGATCAAGACATCAACCCCAATGGAGAACCACGGCAAGGATTACAAATTGGCCTGCGTCCTGACCGTGGAGGCAACGGTATCCAACGTGGCGCTTAATCAGTTCTGCACAGGCTTGTGCGATTCGCTGTATCGCATGCCGGCCGAAGATGAAGCCGTTGATCTGGTCACGGACCCGGATCGCCCAAGCGTGTTGCGCTACCCAAAAATGTCGCCGTTCGATTGGGACTATACGGGCGTAGGGTACACGGCGGTTGTCGATTACGGCCTAGGCGGCGACAGCGATATCAAGCTGACCGACGCCAAGGTTGATGCGTTCCAGTTGACGCCGATGGAAGGTGGCTCGGTTGTAGTCCGTTTCAACGTGGTTGTGCATCCGTCCGCCCTGGATACCGGCCGGCTGTGCGAAAAGCAGAAGCAGAACATTGACCTGACTGTTTCGCCACCGCCGCCAGCAACCGTACACGAATTGTTTGGCGAGCAGGCCGCTTAAACGGGCCGTGGCGCGGTTTTCTGATCGCGCCAATACCAATCGGAGGGAGTCATGAAGAAAACGAACTGTGAGTGGGTTTTATTCGCCTGCGGCGTCGTTGGCGTGTGGGCCACCTTCGCGACTATGGCCATTGTGCGCTGGAGCGGACTGTGAGCATTCAGCACAAATACGTGCGCGACCCGGTGAACTACAGCCTGGAGGGCAGGGCGCGTGAACTGCGTGCGGCAAGCGGACCAACGCACACGTTTTCGTGCAAGGGCTGCGATCAGTTCAAGTCCATCACTGGACGCAAGCGCGTCGGCAAATCGTGGCGTTGCGCGCAGTGCGCATCAAAATCAAAGGAGAGCGGCAATGCTGCCTAACGTAAAAGAAGCCATCGCCCGGTTGGAAGCCGGGATTGCTGGCAAAGAGTCGTATGAAATGACAGAGGTCAGCGTGGCGAATCTGCGCGTGGTGCTGGGGACACTCAAGGCCGATGAAGACGCGGAATTCCTCAAGATGCTGCAAGAGGCCGTCGAAAGCGGCACGGGCATCATGAAGGATGGTAGACACGTGCCCTACGCTGATTTCGTCGCTGACGTGGCTGCCGCCCCTGCGGCAGGTGCAGTGCCTGCAATGACGGATGAGCAGATTGTCAAAACATGGAACGGCCTGGACGGGATCGCAATCCACAACCAAGCGGCACGTTTTGGTGTTGACACGCAGTTTGCGTTACGCATCGCCTTTGCACGCACCCTTCTCGCCGCCATGCCGCAGCAAGCAGCACCGGCCATACCGGAAGGGTGGCAGCCAATCGAAACGGTGCCGGAAGACGGCTACTTCCTGGTGCATGAGGATACCGCCATCCGCGCCCTGTTGCGCATCAATGGCGAATGGCAAAGCACAAGCTATCCAGTGATTGTCAGCAACTGCTGGGGCGATGTTATCGTTGGAGCGGACGCCCAGCGCCTGCTTCCAGAAGGTTATAAGTTGGGCATCGAAGATGGCTGCTGCAAAAACCCTACGCACTGGCATCCACTGCCACCGCCACCAGCACAGGAAGGGGAAACGAAATGAGCCAACACATCAAGACATGGCAGGAGCGTATGGAAGGCGTCATAACGGCTGGCATGATGATGCAGATGCAAGCAACCCATCGTGCCATGGAAGCCGAAATCGCAGAACTGCGCGCAGCCCTTGCGGCCACACCACCCCAGCCAGCACCGCAGCCCGGCGACCTGCACGACGCGATCAAGGGCATTCGGCCACCAAGCACTCTCGTTGCAAAGTCGGACGCATACAACAAGGGCTTTGCCGACGCCCGCCATGCTGCCGCTGAACTGGTGGCGGCATCGGTGCAGCAGGACAAGCAGGATGCGGAACTGCTGGACTTTGTCGAGGCGCATCCGGAAATGTCGCTGCGCAAGCACAAAAAGCGGTGGTCGTTCGTCGGCTTCACGAACTACGAATACGAGACATTCCCGACTGCGCGGGAAGCGATCCGGGCTGCGATGGCCGCACGGAAGGAGCCGAAGTGATCCGCACTGTACTTGACCCTTGCTGCGGTGGACGCATGATGTGGATCGACAAGCAAGACCAGCGCGCCCTGTTTGGCGACCAGCGCAGCGAAACGCTAGTTGTCACGGATCGGACGCACCGCAAAGACGGAACGCGCACCCTGCAAATCAAGCCGGACACGCTGATGGACTTCAGGGCCATGCATTTCCCTGACGAGTCCTTCAAGCTGATTGCATTCGATCCGCCGCACTTGGTGCGCGCTGGCCCGAAAAGCTGGCTTGCTGCGAAATACGGCAAGCTTTCGGACGACTGGCGCGCTGACCTGGCCGCAGGTTTTGCTGAGTGCTTCCGCGTGCTGGAGCCGCATGGCGTTCTGGTCTTCAAGTGGAACGAAACGCAAGTGAAACTTGCCGAAGTGCTGGCACTGACGCCGCACAAGCCGTTATTCGGGCAAGTCTCGGGGCGCAGCGGAATGACGCACTGGCTCGTGTTTATGAAGCCCGAATCCCAATAACCACCCCGCCCCAAGGGCAGAAAGAACATCATGAGAAAAGTTGAAGCCAAAGTTTGGGATGAGCAAGAAAAAAAGCTACTGCCTAAAATCTGCCATTTCCACGCATGGGGCCAAGAGGCTGACGGCGAAGGCCAGAGCAACCCAGTCGCCATTGTCGAACTGGAAGACGGCCAAGTGGCCACTGTATGGGCTCCGAACGTGAAGTTTCTGGAACCGCTGGCCGCCCGCGACCAATAAGGACATCACCGTGAATGAAAAACTCAACCCTGAACGCGATGCTGAAATGGTCCCGCAAGGTGATGCTGCAACGGACCCGGAAGCCTACTGGTGCGTCTACTGTGGGCGGGCCATCGCCCCGGAGAGACACGAAGACGGGAACGTCTATATCCACGATAACAAGCCGCACCCGGTCGAGGCCGCGTACGACGAAGACCAGCGGCCACAATAAGGACAAACCATGAACATCGAACAATTGCAACAACTGAAAGCGGCGGCGCTGGCGGCGAATAAAGAATGGCCGTCAAACGCAGAAGAAAGCGCGTTCCACATGTTGGCCTATCCATCGGTCGTGCTGGAACTGATCGAGCTTGCAGAGCGCGCCACGGCAGCGCCTGCGGAAAAAGTGAATACGCCGGAATTCGCCAAACTGCTGATAGGCACATACCGTCATGTGGTGGACGGGCACGGAAACCAAGATATGGGAATACTGCTTAAACTGCAAAAGGCAGAAGATGCGCTTTATGCGCATATCGCCCAGCGCATTGCAGCGGCACGCGAAGCCGGGCGGCAGGAGGTGCTTGGCCCATTAGGCTTCGATGAAGGTGGCTCGCAATTGGTGACGCGCCTGATGACCACGGCGAATGAAGCGAGCGCCCGCGCCGAACGCGCAGAAGCCGAACTGGAAGAATGGCGCTTCACGAACAAGGTGGATGAACTGAACCGCGAAGTTGACCGGCTGCGCGCCGCGCTGGCATCGCGCCCGGCGGTCGATCTGGTGCTGCGCTCCCGGGTCGCTGACTTACTTCACTTGCTGGAACATCTTCCGTTCAGCAGTGATGGCGACATCGAGCAAGCACGTAAAGCAATGGCCGATGTTCGCGCCCTGCTGCCCGGCAAGGTGGAAGCGCCAACCGTCAAGGAATCCTTGCCAGTTGCGCCCACGGCCACGAAGACGATTGCCGATACTATCGTCTACGTCTGCCCGGAGCGCGACATAGAATGCGGCGATAACAAAACTGCGTGGTGCGCGACCTGCCCGAAGCGGCCCAAGACCAGGCCCACGGCCAGCGCGGACGGGCTGCCGCCGCTGCCTGCGTTCGACATGGACGAATACTTCAACATGCACAGTGGCGGCGTGCAACTCCGCGAGCGCTACGACTGGCACATGTTGGAATCGGCCATCAAAGCCTACGCACGCCAAGCCCGCGCTGATGCGCTGGAAGAAGCGGCGCGGCTGTGCGAGTCGGAGGTATTTCGCTGGAGCTGGAGCGATGACGTAAAAAATTTTGCCAAACAGGTTTCCGGTGACATCCGCGCACTGAACAAGGGAGGGTGAGGCGATGGACGACACGCAAATTTATGACGATGACGGCCCCATGCTGCGCGTGATTGTCGGCGGCCGTGAAGTGTTTGGCTGCACGCTACGCGACGTAGCGCCGGATGGCCGGGAGTGGCTTGCTGGCCACATCGCAACGGCATTCAAGCGCGAAATTGCCCGCGCATTCAACGAAGGACGATGGGACGCGCAGGAAGAAATTCGCCGGGCTCTCGGCATCGAATAAGGAATAGATCATGGAAGCCAATAAAGACCACTACAACAACGGCCCGGAAGGCATGCCGCGCGTCGAACGCATGTCCGATAGCACCATCGACTGGGTAATCAACGGCGTGGACACGAACGGCATGTATCTTGATGAAGAAGGCCATCGCAAGTTGCGCAACGTCTGCCATGCGGCTGCCGAAGAAGTGCTGGCCCGCCTGCCGAATTGGCCAACACTGGCCAGCCAGGCCGCGCCGACGTGGAAATGCTACCACTGCGGAGCCTCGTCGACGAATGCGTGTATTGCGAATGGTTGCGCCGCTTGCGAGGCGGCGGCACCAGCGCCCGCAGTGGCGGTGGATGCGCCCACGATTGACTGGATCACTGAGAAGATTCTTTCGTACACGCGGCCAGAAACGCCACGCGACCACGAGGCGGCGCAGCGCTGCGCACGGGTAATCGCAACTGCATATGCGAAGACCCGGCCCGCGCAACCGGCTGGGGATGAGCGGGTGATGTGCGAACACCAGAACAAAAGCCCAAACTATACGCATACTGATTGCGATGATTGCGGAGCGATCTGGACTGATGGCGAATGGGGCATTGCATCACGCATGCAGTTTCCATCATTCGCGGTTGCGAAGTTCTATAAAGAACATGGCCGAATGCCTGAAATCGCAACCAGCGCAACCAGCGCCACCATCGCAGCCCAGCAGCCAGCGCAGGCGGACGATGCGCAGCAGGCGGCGCGGTATCGGTGGCTGCGCGACAACATGACGTTCAGCACGGAGAAAAACAGCGTATCGGAAATGTCGTTGGCGCGCTGGATTCCCGCGCCTGAGCATAACCCGCATACGGATTGGGTCGGAGATTGCTTTGAGGCCAGTGTAGACAGGACCATAGACGCCGCCATCGCTGCGCAGAAAGGGGAATAGCATGATAGGGGCAACCGCAAAGGCAGAGCAGTTCTTCACACGCTCCGCAAATGAATCGACAAAGGGCTCCCGCAAAGGCTTTGATCTGCTTGGCGGGGGTGTAAATCCGACGTCCATTCTTTCTCTAGACGAAAAACTGCAGAATCAACGAAAGGCACTGATCGCTGAACTGCAATTGCTTGTTCAGGAAGCCAAAGAACTTGATGCAATCAAGTTTGCTAATTCGAAAAAGAAGAATCGCGCTTTCTTTGATGCCACGCAGCGCATCAAAGACCTGAAAATTCGCCAGGGTGTGATAGCTGCCGAATTGACAAAACTAAAAGCGCAAACACCTTCGCCCATAAGGCAGGAAACGCTGGAGCGCTGCTTTATGGACGTCGCAGTAGAGACGCTGACAAAAGCTCAATTCAGCACACTGCTAAAGGCAGCCCGACAGCGTGCTTTGGAGCTTGGCATCGACGCCGCCCAGCGTACCGGGGAGGCGAAATGAGCGCCGTCGCCAACCGTCGCGCATTCCTCGAAGCGGCAAACACGCTGGTGCGGAAATCCGCAGTCGAGCCGGGCGACATCATTAGCGTCTGCCAAACACTGGGCGCCGTGCTGTCGGACTTGACCGGAACGCCAGTTGTCGTCATCCCGCAGGGGTACAAGGAGCGAAAGCCCTGCCTTACCTGCGACGGCCAGCCGCCATACTGCAATGACGCAGTGTGCAAGGAGCGCAAATGAGCGAGCCCGCAGACGATACTCTGGCAACGCTGCGCCAAGCCCTATGCGACGCAGCGCACGCGCTGTCAATTGCCGTGGATGCCCCGGCGTACATCATCCGCTACGACGATCTGGTGCCCGCCATGATCGTGTCAGTGATGCCGTGCGATGAGGCGGGCTGCCCTGATGATGATGGGCTGATTGAACTGCTGTGCGCGCAGTTCGGCATGGAGCCGGCGGACGCGGCGCAGCGGCTATTCCGGTTTGGCGCCGACCTTTCTTTAACCCCTGAGATTTTCACGAGGCACTGAGCATGAGCGAAACTGACTTGATAGAGAAACTGGCCGATGCTGTCGCGGAACGCTTGAAGCCTGCCATTCCGCTGTCCGTCGATCTGTGGGACATGGATATGGTGGCCGCGTATTTCAAGCGGCACCCCCAGGTAGTGCGGCAGACCATCGCGTGCCTTCCCTCATTCCCGAAGGCGATTCGGTTGCCGACGAAGCAGCGAGCGCACCCGCTGTATAATGCCAAGGACGTGATCGCCTGGGCGCAAAAGTACCAGGAAAAAAACTGATCAGTTCCCGCAAAAATCCCGCACACCAGTCGGAAACCCGCATTCTGCTGTGGGATGCGATTCCGGCTCGGAGCACTCCCAGCATTCAAAGTAAGTGCCTGTTTTTGAATAGTTTTCTATATAAAACAGGCACTTATATCAAAACTTCTCCCGCGCACAACAGTGGCTTTTGCGTTATTGTGCGATGAATTAACTTCCCGTATCCCGCACAAATCCCGCATAATTCCCGCACAACGCGAGGACGGGCTATGGCATCAATCAAGAAATACCGGGATAGTTGGCGCGCACAAATCCAGGTGAAGGACGTGCGCGAATCAAAGCTGTTCGCGACTAAGGGCGAGGCCCAGGTTTGGGCTGGCGAGCGAGAGGCGCAGTTGCGGCGCATGGCCGACACTGGCATTGATACGGACAAGACGTGCAAAGATGCGTTTGATCGCTACTTGACGGAAGTTTCTACGCACAAGCGCGGCGGGCGATGGGAGGAAATTCGGCTGAACGCCATCCAGAGCCACGTAATCAGTGGAAAAGTGCTTGGTGACATCCGTGTAAGCGAGTTGACATCCGAAATGCTGGGGAAGTGGCGGGATGAGCGACTGAAAACGGTAGCCGGCGCCACCGTCAACCGGGAACTAAATCTGTTGTCGCACATTTTCACCACAGCGCGCAGGGAATGGAAGTGGATCAAGGAGAGCCCGACTACTGACGTGCGACGACCTAAGGGCTCACCTCCACGCGACCGGCGCATCAGCGAGGACGAGATCGAGCGGATTTGTCTCGCATTGGGGTATGCGGAGTCGGTGAGCAACAAGTCGGAGGCGGTGGCGGCGGCATTCCTGTTCGCCATCGAGACGGCAATGCGGGCAGGGGAGATATGCGGGCTGACCTGGGGAGACATCACGGGCAGCGTAGCGCATCTGCCAATGACTAAGAACGGCAGCAAACGGGATGTTCCATTGTCGGCGCGCGCGGTCGAATTGCTGGGCCAACTGCCAAAGGGTGATCCTGGCGATGCATGCTTCGGCATCACGACTGCCAGCCTGGATGCGCTATATCGCAAGGCGAAGGAGCGCGCCGGGATTGAGGGGCTGACTTTCCACGATACCCGGCACGAGGCAATTACGCGCCTGGCCAAAAAGCTGAACGTGCTGGAATTGGCGCGGATGGTGGGGCACAAGGATTTGCGGATGTTGCAGATTTATTACAACGAATCCGCGCATGAAATTGCGAAGAGGCTCTAGCGGCTGAGTGCCTTGATCGTGTCATCCTTTGCCTTACTGGCCCGCGTGGAGCCAAATTCGAACGAAAACGCCTGCTCTACCCAGCCCAGGGCCCGCCCCAAGATGAGCGTCACGCCACCTTTTGCAAACTCGTTCAACTCCGCTTTCCAGACCACCACCAGCAGACAGAACAGCACCAGGGCGACGGCGCAAGCGGCCATGGCGTTAGCGCGATGGTTGGTGTGACCGGCTTTGGCTAACTCCACATCGCGCCCCCGTGCGTCTGCCATGTCGGCCAGATAAGCCTTATCGAGGTCGGCTTGCTGCGCTGCCATGGCTGCCTGGAAGTTCATCACGGCTGTCGGGTCAGCGCGCAGTTTGTCCAGTGCGTCGGCGCCTGTCGCCGCGCCGGTGGCTTTCTGCGCGATCCCGATCACGTCGGCAGCAACGTCTGCAGCTTTGTCGCTGCCGGTCAGTAGCTTGATGATGCCGGGGGCGAACTGGGCCAAGCCCATCGCAATGGTGATCGGGTCCATTACGCCACCCCCGTTGCTTGGCTGGCCGTTGCCCAATGCGCGGCCCAGGTTTCTGGATGCGGCTTTCCCGGTCGCCATGCGCGCACGTACTGCTGCCAGCCTTCGTCCGCTGTTTTCGGCAGCGCGGCCGGCAGTGTGTAGATCAGCAGGCGCGCAGCGGCGGCGGCAATGATGTCCTGGTACTGCATCGCCGTCCACAGGCCCTGCGCGGTCTTTTCTACGTTGTATGCGTCGCACAGGTTTTGCATCATCGCCCCAGCAACCGGGAACGCCAGCACACCAGCGCACGCACCACCACGCTCAAATTGCCACCACGACGATGCGGGGCCATCTTCGTTGCCGCTGGCTGTCACTTGGCGGCGGTGTCGTAGGCCGGATTCCTGCAATGCGATCGCCAGCATAAAGCGCGCAGCCGGCACGCTCGCTGGAATACCCATCGTGGCCAATTCATCCAAGGCCGGGAGGATGGCTGATTTGAGAAGTCGTTGCGGTGTCATTTTCGCCACCCCTGGCTAATCAATGCGAGATACACGCAACCGCCAAACGCCGCCACCAGCAAGCCCTTCACAGTCCACTTGCCGAATTCTGAAAAAGCATCATCGAGCCACTCCTTCAAAGCGTCCTTGATTACCGCCTTTTGCTCTTCCGGTGTCAGGTTCGCCATCACATATCCTTTCTCGGCTTCCGCCAGTTCAGTTTTACGCGCTTGTACCCCACAACAAATGCGGGGGCGACGCGTGTTTTGCACAATTCCATCACTGCTGACTCGATAGCCGAGAGCCGGCGCAGCCGCATATAAATCGGCTCGTCGGCATATTCATCACCAGGGGTGATGGCTGTCTTAATGGGGCGGTTATCCATGCTCAGGTCGCGATTAATTTAGACGTGCGCAGCTTGGCCAGCAGCGCGTTGAAATCCGTTTTCAGGTCGGCAACCGTTGCCGCTACCGAGTCCGACTGCGCGGCGCATTGCACTGCACCGATGATGCCGACCGGCGATTGCGTGCCGGGCGGACCTTCGGTGCTGGTGGTCCATGCCCAAATGCCCCCAACGGCTCCAGTTACGTTTAGCGATAAGTCGCCAAATTTATGCGCCCCGGCAGTCGGCACGCTCGTAACCCAGCGGATTTTGCTGGGCAGCGTTTCTGTGTAGCCGCCGACGCGCTGGGCATACCAACTGATCGACATGACCTCCCAGCCAGCCGTGGTTGCGCGCACCTTGACGTAATCCCCGGTCTTATTCAGCACCAAGGAATCGCCAGCGGCCCAGCCCCAGCCAAGAATCGTGTCAGCGTTGTCCGGATTGAATTCGGATGAATAATCACCGCCATTCCGCAGTTCGAAAATCTGCCCGATGCAGCTGGCGACAGTGGGCAGGTTATACGAGCCAGAGGCGCCGGCCACGCAAACATGCCCGGGGAAGTTGCTTAGATTGCTGGTGCCGGGAAGGTCAACCAACTGCGGCGAAGTGAACGTGATCGAGCTATTGATGTTGGGGCCGCTGGCGGACACGTAGTTGATGAAGCCTGACGACGTGCTAGCCATCTCGCCAATTACATCGTGAGCGCTGAAGTTGCGGATATCGCCGCCCACGTCATACACAAACAATGTCGTGTAGCAGTTGTCCCCGACAACGCGGATGTCATCGAGGTAGAAATTGCCGACATCAACCGTGCCCGAGAAATTGAATGCGACCACGCCGCACTTGTCGAATTCCTGGACCGCCGCATTGTTCGCGTTCGGGTTGTAGATTCGGGCCTTCGAAATGTTGATGCGCGGCCCCTTCTGGTAATCCCAATCCTGAATAAAGATGCCGGAAAACTCCGAGTCGAAGGCCTGAAAATCAACCACTGAAACTTCACCGCCCAGCGTCCCGACCCATGCGATACCGGTGCCCGCGAAACGCAGCGGTGCGCCGCCCGACACACCATCCGCATTGTCGCCAAAGCTCTTGCAGCCGATCAGGGAAATGCTGGTGGTGTTGTCCGTGGTAGCTACGAAGTTTTGCAGCGCGATCAGGAAGCCGCCAGCCGCGTTGCCTTTTGTCGTCACGCCAACCAGACGGATATCCGTCAGTACGTCGTCAGAATCGTTAGGTTCGATATCGACTCCGTACTGCGGTGATGTGCCGCTGGCATTGGAATAGCGGCCACCCTGCACCAGCACGCCGTCAGCCGACACGATCGACAGGTTGTTGCGGCGGTTACCATCCGCGTAGCAGTTGTGTAGCAGGATGTTCGTGCAATGTGTGCCAGTTGCATTCCTGCCGATGTAAAAGCCATCGCCGCCGCTACTGTCTGCATGAAGGTCGTAAATGCTGAAGTTGTGGGCGTCCACCAGAAATACTGCATGCCGCTGTTCGCCGCTGCCATACTCGCCATTCATTTTGATGGTCGAGTGGTTGCCGATGATGGCGCCATTCGTCACGTCATCGATGTTGTAAAACCGCTCGTTTGCACCTAATACATTGGTTGCCGATTGCAGCACCGTGCCGGCCGCAAGGTGGAGCGTCACATTATCGCGGTGGTACAGCTGGCCCAAGCCGGTGTAAGTGCCGCCATTGACGTACAGAATGCCGCCACCCGATGCGCTGCATTCAGTCATCGCATCATTGAACGATGCCGTGTCATCGCCAAAGTCGGCCCAGTTCCAGATATCACGGGCCTTGTCCTGGCCGGTGCGTGAAATGGCTGTGGCGCCGCGCTGTTTGAAGCCGATTTGATCAAGCCCATCATCAGCCGCCAAATCGCTCCGAATGCTCCACAAATCAGCCGGATCCGTGTTGTAGTCGTCCACCGTATAGATGGTGGAGCCAAAGGAGTCTTTCAGCACCACGCGATAGGAGCCGGACCAGTAAATTGCACTGGCAGGCTCGCCACGCGAGTTCAGCACGATAGGATTCGTTTGCGGCACCGTGCCGGCCGCATCGGTGTAGGTCGCTTTCGGCGTCGTGGTGCCAGAGGCATAGGTGTACAAGAAGCCGCCATTGAGCGGCCGGCCATTCGTCGCGAAATACTGCTGCTTCGCGACTGGCATCAAGGCAGTCGTAGTCATGGCAGTCGTTATGCGTTCGTGATGTCGGTTGCGGTGTAACGAATGGAGCAGTTCAAGCCCAGCGCCTGGACAAACCCGCCCGCGTTCAAACCTTCGTTGATGACCTCGGGGCAGGTGTACGTTTCCTCGACTGCCAGGGTGCGCAGGATTACCCGGTTCGTGTCGCTTGCTGTGCCGCCAGATGCGATCAAATGCACCTCGCATTGCACGGGCGCGGCAGTGCCGTTATAGAGCGTCATCGATTTGATGATGCGCTTGGTCAGCGTCGGCACGGCGGTGCCATAAGTGGCCGCCGATCCGGTCAGCAGGGTTCCATCAAGGATGTACAGGGAGGTGGTCATTTTCGTTCGCCCATAAAAAAAGCCCACCGAAGTGGGCTGTGTTGAATTACGTTTTCATTTACCAAGAAGGGACATACCGGGTGGTGCCGTTATCGTTTATCCCGATCCATTTGGTAGGATTCCCAGCAGCAGGAGCATTTGTGAGGGTGCCAGTCGCTGCGCCGGCGCCATTCGTTAGGGCCGTCGATGTTGTGTGCAATGTGGCCCCGCCAAGAGTGGTTAATTTCCCGGCGCCGATTACCATGCCAGTTGTCGATATGGTCGCGACGATCGTTCCTGCTGACACGAGATTGATGTTTGTGCCATCCCAGTACAAGCCATGCACTGCCGACGCTCCATCCAACTGGCTGCACATGTAGCCGGCCGTGCCAGCAGCAGCGCTGCGCCTGAATCCAATATCTGAACTCGTCAGGCCGGTCGATTTTGTCGTCCCGATTACCTCCGCACCTGCCGATGTGGCTTTCAGGCGTATCGTGCCAGCACGCACCAAGCAGGGGTCCGTAGCGTCCCAGTACAAGCCATGCACGGCACTGCTGCCATCCAGTTGCGAAGCGATATACCCAGCGCTGGCCGCCGCTGCTGATCGTCTAAATCCAGCATCGCTTGTCACAAGTCCGGTTGCCGCGATAGTGCTGCCAGCCGTTATCGCACCGCTGGCGGAAAGCGTAGTGAAGGCCCCAGGTGCTGGCGTTTTCAGACCAATGCTGCCAGGGTGCTCCCAGTCAGTGCCGGGAGGTCCGAAGGCTGCCTCAATGGCAAGCGACATCACTGTTTTTTGCAGTTCAGCGAAGGCCACAGCAGACATCGCGCTTTCCACCATGATTTCCTGTGGGGGCACGGCGGCGGGCGACTGGAAAATGCTCGCATGGGCCTGGATATCGGCTAAGCGCTGCTCCAGCGCGCCGACAGCGCCTAGTTGCGCCAGTGCCATCTGCAACTGGATTTGCAGTTCTTCCAGCCGCTTTTCCAGTTCAATGACGCGCGCCGACTGATCCGGTGCCGCCATAATCTGTGCGTCAAAGGCGTCGGACTGTGCCGGAGCTACCGACATGAACGCGGCTAGCAACGCCAATTCATCGTTCCCCATCCCGTTTGCACCGCCGACACGTTTAAACAGTGCCGTCAGCGCACGCAGGAATTCCTCTGAGGCGTATATGTCAACCTCGTTGCCATTCGCGTCCAGGCCCTTACCAATTGCGACACGGGCAGGAAATAGATTGAGGATTGACATGCTATAGCTCCGGATTGAGCGTTGCGCCGAGAACGACGCGCTTCACCGGGTCGGTGATCGTGAGGCGATACACACGGTCACGCGCTATGCCGAGCCGGCGCCAGATCAACAGCGCCTGGTATTGCCCCACCAGCCCAAGCGAAGCGGTGATTGCATTGCCCCAGGTCTTGCCGCCGTTGTTCGATATTTGCAGCACAGCCAAGGGATTCGAGCCCTGGCCGGTTTGTAGGCCAATCCCCGGCTCAATATCCACATGCAGGCGGTCGTGCCGGATTCGCTTGTAGTCGCTATCCGCGATATGCGCCGCCGCCCTGATGGCTGGCAACGGGTCGCCATCGTCGCTGTAATAGTCCAGGTCAAGCGCGTACAGTTTGCCGTTCTCCCAGTCGCCCACCACATGCGTACCGTTGATGTTGACGTGGCAGTTGGAGCGATGACGGCCAAGCGTGCCGGTGGCTGGATCAAGGTATGCGCGCTCATGCCACAATCGCGTAGCGGCGTCATATACCCACGTCGCGCCGGCTGCCGGGAATGACAACACATAGAAGGTATGCCCCTCCTGCTGGTACGAGTAGGCCACGGCATCCGAAATGTCGCCATACCCGGCAATGGCGGTTTCAATAGAGCTAGTTGATACCCGGGTCGGCGTATAGCCATTGAGCCGCCATACGATGCCGCCGCCTTCTCGCGCATTGCCTAGCCAGAAAATCGTGTTGTCCATTTCGACCACGGAATAGGGCGCCGCACAGCCTTGTTTGATGGCGGCATTGGTATTGCGCGCCAAAGGGAAATCGGTATTGCCGGAATCGCTCCAGACCTCGGTAACGGTCTCTTTGAAAACGATCAGTTCGGAATGGCTGACGATGTGCGCAATGATCGACTCCGCATTCGACTCGGCAGAGCCGAAGTCAAGCGCGTCAAATGTCAGTGCATTGCTGCCACTGATGTAAAGCTGGTTTGTTCCGGGCCGGTTGAAAATGAAATACGTGTCCAGGTATTCCACGTGACTCGCACCGTAAAATGCCGGGTCGAGAATCTGCGCAAACGTGTTCGTGGTCAAGTTGAGCGAGTAGCCACGATCACCGGTCGCGATGACCGCATATTCCCCGTTGTCGCGTATGACGACTGGCGTGGTAACGGAATCGACCGTCCCCACTTGCGTTGACGTCCAATCGTCCTTGACGCGGTACACGTAGGCGCCGCAGACAACAATCGCATCGCTGCCGTCGGTTGGCTTCCAGGCACCGCGCACGCAGCCGGCTGCCGCCAGCGTCGTCAAGCGCCGCAGGCCAGGAGTGCCGTACAGGGCGCGCACCGCCTTTGCGGTCCCTGACTCACCAAGTACAGGGAAAAAATTGACGCAGCGCTGGGCGTCAAGCAGCATGCTGCGCTCAAGGTAGGCGCCGCCGACGAATGGGATTTGCATTCCAAAAGCTCCGGGGAATAAAAAAACCCGGCTCGGGGCCGGGCTTCGGTAAAAAAATCCCGCTCAAGGCGGGAATGGTTTTTCTATGTTCGGGAGGTAACCAAGCGCAGCACAGGGGCCTTGTGCCTCGGCGTCATTCTGTTCAGCATCTTCTCCATCATGAGGTACATAGCTTCTTGACCATCCCCAAGGTCGCGCCACATGTCAATCAGCCTCGACTCTTTTTGCGTCAATACGAGTGGGCCTTGTTGCATTTTTGTGATAACCTTCATTCCGTTCACCTCTGTTATGTGGTTGACATCGGCCCCGAACCCTCTGCCAAGAATCGTTCGGGGCTTTTTCTTTGGTTAGTTCAATTGAGCAATGACGGCTGAATGGCTGTTTCCAGTTCCTGGCGCTCCTCACGCAGTGGCCGGATTTCCCGCTTGCGATCCAGCATGAGGTGCGAGCCGAACGAGGCTTTCAACTGCGACGCCGTTTCCTTGGCGATTAAGGCTTGCATCTTCTGCCACAGATTTTTCTCTCCGTTAGCGAGCTGCTCGGCCATAGCGTTAAAAGCCGCAATGAACCGGATACGGCAGATGCGCGCGCGGTCCCCAGTGAAGCTCATCGCAAGTTCAGATAACCCATCCTTCGTCATGCGATAGCCGGGGGCTGCACGAAGCCCACCTTTACCTGCTCGATAGTCAAATATGCACGGCTCAAAATTGAGCCGCGAATGCTCTGCGATTTCAGGATTACTGCTCACCCTCATTTCATCAATTATTCGAAGGACGTTTTTGTGCGCCTTGCCAAAGACCTTTGCCACGATCCGCGAATCAGTCACCAGATGATCGCCGTCAATAGTGACCATCTGACCAGGGTGGACAACCGGGAGCTGAAGTTCAGTGTTTCGCATGTTTTGCCTCCTCGTTTGCCTTGCTTTGTTGCAATCTATGGATCAACTCGCCCTGCAGAGACCGACTGTTCGCATCAGCCTGCTGTTGCATCCATTCGCGCAACTGCTCAGGGAGCCTGAGCGGGTACGGCGTTCTTGTCTGAGCCATTTTTAATCCTTTCGATACCAAAGTGGATTCATATTAGCATCCACAATTGTGGATAGCAAGTAGACTCATTGAAAAGAATCAGAATGCCATCCACAATGCGCATATGACAGATCGACATCACATTGCACCATACCCACTTCGGATGCCGCCGGAGTTGCGCACTCGTTTGGAGGATGCGGCCAAACTGGACGGGCGATCGCTGCATGCCGAGATCATTCAGCGCCTTGAGCAGTCTTTCAACCTGTCGCCCGTCGTCGTTTCCGGCTTTGATGAAATGATCGGTCGCCTGAGCGAGCGCAACCGCCCATATTTTTTTGCCATGTACGAAGCCTTGCTTAACGTGCAAGAGGATGTTGAACCTATTCAGACGAATGACCAATGAGCGCCTACATCCTATACAAGCTGGCTAAGCTGGGCGTTTTCTTCGTCCTCGCTGTGATCTACGGCTTCATTCGCGCCCGGGCGGAGCGGCGGAAATCGTCGCAGCATTCCGAAGCAAGGGATTAGCCGCACGGGCCTCCAACGCTGGCGCCGCGCTGCCGGCCGCATTCGCTGAGCTATCCACCATGCGGGCCGCCAATGCCTTGAATGCTGCACTGCGGTCGGCCATGAACATCGCCCAGCTTTTCGGGTCGCCAGCAAGTGCCGCAAGCCCCATCGGGTTTTTGTTCATTTCCATCAGCGCGCGCCGCTCGGATACCTTGAGCGTGGTGATAAGCTTCGCTTCCTCCGCATTCAGCCCAGCAACCTCTGGCACCGCATTTGCGATTTCCTCCTTCAAGCCACGCGCCAGGCCCTTCTGCGCCTCAGTCTCGGCGCCGCCCAGTTGACCGTATTTTTTGGCCAACGTCTTATAGGTGCCTTGCTTTAATGTCTGTGCCGCCTGAACCGGCAGATCGGCGCCGGGATACAGTGGATGCGCAAGGAAATCGTCGGCAACGCGCTGGATGGTGGCCAGGTCAGCGGTAGGGCTGACTTGATTGCCAAACGTCGATTCCACGCTGGCGAGCCGCTTCAACACGTCTGACTTCGGTATCGTCGCGGTAGAGTTTGCAATCTTGTCAGCGATCTGCGTATTCAGATCATCGACCAAATCACGGAGTTTGCCCACGCCCGCCCGGGTCGGGCTGATCCCGTAATCAAGCAGCGTGCGAACGGCGGTATCAGCATCGCCGCTGGCCAATTGCTTGATCGTCGGCTTGACCGCGCTTTGCATCAGGCGTTCAGCACCGTCATGGGCTAACTGCTCCAGCTTCCTGCCGACGACCCCGCCAGCCTTCACCGCGCCTGGGAGAGCCGCACCCACGATGGCGCCGGCCCCTGCGTTCTCGGGGTCGATCAGCGCCGCGCTCGCACCGCCACTGATGGCCCCGCCAGCCCCGCGCATGGCTATGTCAGCGATGCGGCCACCCGCTGTTGTCGCAGCTTGCGCCCCAGTGTTGAAGCCACCACTTGCGACAGAGCTTGCCAAGCTCTGGAGGGTTGGGGCGCCCATGCCAGCGCGCGTCAGTATTGGCGCGGCGGCCCGCATCCCGTTTGCCAAGGCACCCCCGGCACCAGCCGTGCCCGCCACTTCGCCACCGAGTTTCCCAGCCTTGTACAAAATGGAGTCGGGATCGGCGCCGAGATCGCGCAAGCCGGAATCGATCTTGGCGCGGCGTTCGCGGTTCGATTCCAGCGTCAGCCCTTTGCCGGCCAGCGCGTCGGACGCGATGTCAATCGGGGCCAGCAGCGTCGCACCAATGGAACCCGCGCCACGCACGGCGCCCGCCGCCAGATTAGCAGCGCCCTGACCGATATCGGCCAGCATGGATGATTCTGGCTTCTTCGGGGCAGGTGCAGCCGGCGCGGCACTGCCTTCTGCCGGCAGCGACTGGATGTAGCCGGCCAGCTTGCGCGCGCCCTCAACGTCACCAGCCTTGTCGGCGTTGCGCAGTGCGGTGTACAACTCTTCGCGAGTCGCCATCACTTGCCCCCGTGCTTCTTGAGTAGCTCGGCAATGTCGTCAGGGACAGCGGCTGTGGCTGGGCGCTTCGATGCTGCGAATACACTCGCGCCATCCTTTCGTCCGGTAGTCCGCTCGTACTGATCCATCAGGCCATCGCGTTGCGCCTGCATCAGTTCTTTGAAGTGCGTGATCACGCCTTTCAACTGCGCCGGGGAGTTTGCGGCATCAAGAAGTTGCGACATTTCCCTGCGCTCTTCCACGCCGCCGCCACCAGCGACAATGGCCTTGACGACTTCCTTGCCGACGATTTCCTTCACCGCATTGAAGTTGGTTGGCGCAGCCGCACCAGTTTGCTGATTCCAAATGTTCCCGGCCTTATTCAGCAACTGGAGGTTGCCGTTATTGAGTGCATCGGCCATCGCGCCCAAGGTTTCCAGGTGATCGGTCGCCACATTAAACGAACGCAGCGCCGTTCCTTCTTTCCCGGTCGAGAAACCCTTTAGGGCGGCATTCTTGGCCGCATAGTCGCCCGCGTCGTAGTTCGGGTTGATTTCCATCACGCGGGCCATGATCGCTTGGCCACGCGGCTTGGCCAGGGCGAAGCCGTTAATCGGGGCGAGCTTTCCAGATGCAATCCCATTTGCCATGGTCTCAACGTCTGCCGCCGGCGTGCCGTCTTTGTTCATGCCGTTCACCGCAAAATCCTTGGCGATGTTTGCCGCATTGTTGGCACGAGAGGTAGCGTTGTTCGCGGCGGTATTGGCGCGCGAGGTATCGTTATTCATCCCCGTGGTCTTGATCGACGTAGCGGCTTGCAATTGTGCGTTCGCATCCGGGTCAGTGTGCTTCACCAGGTTATCGGCGCCAAGTTGGCTTCCCATCTTCCACTTGGCGAAACCCTGCGGATCGGTAGCCGGATCGGGGATGCGCCCGAGCGCGCCCTCGACGGGGCCGAGTTGCTGAGTGATGAAGCCACCAACATCGGGATCGGAGTACAGCCCGCGTACCCATTGCGCGGCACCTTCGCGAGTATTGACCGTGCCGAGCAGATCACGGGCGCGCTGCATACGGAGGTTGACGATATCCTCACCTTCCTTCTTGGTCTTCACCTTCTTTTCTTCAACATCGGCGGCAGTCTTGCTGAAATCCTGCTGCGCCTTCTTCGCCGCGAAGTATGCCGATGGCGCACCGCCCGCCGCCAACGCCTTCAAATAGCCCTCGCCGCCGGTCGGGTCGGCTTGCAATGCAGCGCGCTGCGTGGCCAGTTCTGCCAGTGTTTGACGGCGCTGTTGCATTTCCATGCCGCGATCCTCTTGCGCGTTCATCAGCGCCTGCAACTGCAAGCGCTTCGTTGCGGACTGGACGGGCGAGTCAAATTCTGGCGTTTGTGCCAACAAAGCAATCTGGTTGTTTGCCATTGTGTAGTCCTCCGCTTATGGGCCGTCGTAGCCAGGATCGAGATAGCCGTATTGGTTGTTCGACCAATCAGCAAGACTGTTGCTAATGCTTGGTGTATTGCCATACTGGTTCGTCGGTTGCCAGTTCCCAGCCTGATAGTTGTTGTACAGATTCGCTAGGCCTTTACCGATTGCGTTGGACGAACCGATATAGCCGGATGCGCGTGCCTCTGCGGCATTTGTGGTGCCGGCGGCCCGGTTGTTTGCATTGTTTGATGCCAATTGCGCGAGGGTGTTGGCGTAATTCGTGCCGCCGCTTGCCAGCATGCCGGTTGCATTCGACCCTGCCGCATTGACATCGCGGGTCGCCGTCTGACCGATGCCGGCCAGCGATGCCAAGTTATTGCGGCGGAAATCGCGGTTCAAGTTGAACTGGTTCTCACGCGTGTTCTGGCGAGCGTCGTAATTGCCATATTCCTGCGATGCCAAGTCGCTATTGAATCGCGCCAGAGCCTTGAGCGTAGCGCCGGAGTACATGCCGCCACGGGCAGCCGCCGCGCGCTGAATGCCCTTGGTGCCTTCATTGAGGCGGAACTGATAGCCCGGGTCGGCCTCGAATGGCGTACGTTCATACGCCTGCGAGAATTCGCCATTTGGCCGCGTCCCTGCTGCCAGTTCGCGCAGGGCATTCGTGCCAATTTCGCGATACGGCGTGTAATCCTCGCGCTGCTGCGCAAGTTGGGTCAGGATGTCGGCGCGGTTTTGCTGGTACTGGTAAAGCTGCTGTTCCTGCGATTTCTGGAACTGTAAATCTTGCAATTCCGCCGCGCGCTCAGCAGCAGCGGCTTGCGTGCTAGCCGCTTTTCTCGACGAGCTTGCTCCGAGCAAGCTTCCGCCAATGGACCCAATGGCACCAATAGCCCCCCAGCCAGCCGCGCTTATTCCAAAAGACATGGTTCCTCCTTCGCGATTACTGGACGATTGCCCAGCAACTCGCAATTCTTCGATGTGGAAATCCGCTCAACCAGCACGTCTATATCCGTGCAGTTGCCCGGGTTGTGGTGGAACGTGGTCCATACGGCGCCCTCGTCAAAGGTGCGTCCGATGCGCTTGATGCCGGCCGTTGACACCAGCATGTGCGGCGCTTTCAGCATGACGAGGCCATGTTCAGTCTCCACCTCGATACGGCCCTTTGACAGGATTGCCAAATGTTCGCTGCGATGCACGGCGCCGCTGATGACCGTCCATGGCGGTATCGTCATTTCCCGCGCATAGATGCCATCCGTGTAGTAATGGCGCACTGGGCAGTCAACCTGTGGCTGTTTCAGCAATTCCTCTTCCAGCCGGTATATCTGGTCAAGCGAGGTGCGGACACGGAGCGTCCCCGAGTAACGGAAATGAATCAGGTTCATGGCTGCTGCACCTGCACGGCCGGCAGCATCGGTGCTGCGCGCTGGTTGTCTTTGGACGATGGCGGTTTTGACGTGTTCAGACCCCACAACGCCTGGAATGCGTTCGTGACACTGGCCAGCACTTCCGGCGTCACCTTGGCACCATATTCCGGCGCGATGTCAATGGCCGTGGCTAGGCAGAGTGCGCGGAAATACCCCGGTGGCATAGGTTGATCGTCTGTCACGTCGCTGTACGGCTGTAGGCAATTGCGCGTCTTGATATGCAGCGTGCCAGTAGCGGATGGCACCGGCAGCAACAGCAACTGCCCAAAGGGATACCCGGGCCGGTACAGAATCTTGGTTGGCTGCGCAGCCTGTGTAGTCTTGTTTGCGGTGTTGTCCCAGCGGCGCTCTGTGATGATGCCGAGTTGGTAATCGACATTCGACGCCCGCACGAACGCGCCTAGCAGATCAACCGGGCGAGCGGTGTTGAAATTTGCGTTGACAGCGGTGATGCTGGTCAGCGTGGTAGCCGGCGTAGTAGGGGAGTTGGCGACGGTGTAGGTGAACGTGTATGCCCCTGTCACGGTGATGGCGGCGGTGATGTTGTAATCGGTCTGCACGCACCCCGCAATGGTCACACGATTCCCGGTTTCCAGGGAATGCCGCGTTTCAGTCGTCACCGTGGCCGTGGTGCTGGTGCGCGTGATGCCGGAAATGGTCAGCACCGTGTCACCGATGGCATATTGCCCGGTGCCGGTCGTCAGCGTAAAGGTGCTGTCCACCTGGGAGAAGTAGGCCCGATCATCGGTCTGCCAAGTTTCAATGATCGCGTTCAGGGACTCCAGACCGTCGCTCAATTCCTCCGCTGTCGGGGAATTGCCGGATTCGATTACGCCCAACAGCCGCAGGGAGCGAGTCAAGATAGCTTGTGCTGTTGCCATGCTTACGACCTCGTATCAGGTTGGAAGAACACACTTGTGTTCTCTTTGTCGTATCCCATAGCCTTTTCCAGTGCGGCGGCGGCCATTTTGGAAATGCGCGCCTGCGTGGGCAGTGGGACTTTGAATATCGGATTCACGGCCAGGGCATCGGCCAGATTCAGCGTCAGGGTTGAGCCCCATTCAATCGGGAAATCAGGCGTATCGGTGCCGTCATCGAAATCTTCAAGTGGGCGCTCATACCAGAAGCGCAGTACGTCGCTTGCGCTATCCGGCGTGGGCCACACCGACAGGTTGCCGTTCACCAGTTGCGGGTCATAGAAGATGTTGACCACTTTGCCCTGCGAACTCTTGTTGACCAGTTGCGCGTATTCGTCGCGCGAGCAGACCGTAACCGGCAGGTCATACGCCTGCGGCGAGCGCCAGTAAGCGGCGTCCGTGTCGATGCGCTGCGGGCGGTTGATCTTGGTGGTGTACGTGAACACCACATTACCCGCCGTGGCAGCGCTTGGCAGCCCGGCAGCAATCGTCGTAGTCGCCCCCGGCGTGCCGCTGATCGTCGTCCAGTGCAGCGTGCCGTCATCCAGCACAATGCCGATGTTGTCGCCGTTGGCCATGCCTGCATAGGCAGTCAGGCCGATGGACGTGGAACTGGTCGCTTCATCCGTGGAAAGCGTGGTCTGCACATACGTATTCGTGCAGTGGTCGCCGGTCGGGCCCAGGCTGTACGTCGCCGTGCCCACCTCGAAAAACATCGTTGCCTGACTCATGGTCCACAGGTGTGCGCCGTCCGCCATCCAGGCCTTGACCATCAGATTCAGCTTGCGCGCGCAGCTTTCTGTGATGTTCGGATCGATGCCGTCACCGAACGCGGTAAAGCCGATGGTTTCCAGCGCCTCACGGATGATGTCATCGCGGCTGATGGCGAAGTTGCTGCTTCCGCTGGTGGTCATGGCTGCAACTCCAGCACATCAATGCCGCTGCCGCAGCCAGTATCGAGATCAATGGCTACCTGCACCGCCTTAGCGGCATCATGACCAAGATGCATCGCTGCGCAAGCGTAATCACGGCCGCAGCCAATAGCGACGAAGCGTTGCTCAAAGCGAATTGGGTAGGGCGAGCGCTCATATAAAGATGGCGTGCCGTCGATCTCAATTACCAACAACGCTTGCCAGTCATCCTTGTCGGTTTGCGACTTCGGGAAATCGGACAGTTGCCGCCCCCTGCGCACCCATTCAATCATCTGATTGCAAAGTGAGGTATCGCCGGAGGCGCCAACCAAAACGCCATCAATGCGATGAATTTTGGTGACAGTATTCCGTAAGCCGCCAGATGAGGCCAATTTATCAGACGCCAGCGTCTTTCCATCCCATGCGATGCAAGTCATAGATCCTCCGCCGTAATCTCACCCACTTCCAGGAAGCGCGGCTCAGGGCGTGGACGTGGGTCTTTGACGTGATTGCGCTCAGGGACGGCCTTCACGGTGTCCTGCGGGTGGCGCGACTCCCAGTCGGCGCCGCATACCATGGCGCCGTCCCAGCGTTTGCGCAGTTGCGACTGCTTGAAATCAAAGCCGCACACGTCGCATACCCCATTGGAGTCGCCCAAAATGAACTGATCATGGCCGCGCATTTCAGTCTTTCCGTACCTTGATGATCAGCGTCCCGCAGTCGGACGCATCCAGCAGGCCGAACGTGGTCAGCATCAGCTTGCCGGTACCATCCAGTACATTGGATCGATCCTTGATGCCGCCGAAGTTATCGAAGCAGATTTGCTCCGAATGATCAGCAGGAATGGCCCACGCGCCCGTCTCGTCGTTCAGGTAATCGAATTCCAGCATGGCGGAGAAGCCTGAAAGGCTCGTCCACAATTCCATGATGGTCAGCGATGGCTTGCGGCCCGGCGCTGGGTCCAGGTCAGCAGTTGGAGCGGGATCAATCAGCACCTGCTTGCTGAAATCGCCGCTTGCACCGTCGCCCCGGATGAATACGTGGAAAACCGCAATGCGGTCACCGTCCACGATTTTCGTTACGTTTGCAATATTCGCCATGGCGAAGCCTCCGATTAAAGAGGGCCGTAGCCCTCTTGTTTAGGTGATATCGACTTCGACCCAGGTGATTTCCGCGATGCCCACCGCCGCCGTGGTGAGGTACGACAGCGACAGGTTGGTGCCGGGCGGCAGGATGATGTCGCCGTTGGTCTGATCGACGTACATGCCGGGCGTGATGGAGCTTGCAGCCACAACAGAGCCAATCGGACGCAGCCAGACCGGGGCGGCAGGCAGCGTTGCGGCAGCATCAGCCTGGCCGACGCCGGTACTGACGTTGGAGCCGGTCATGATGGCGTTGTGGATCACTGCTGGCGTGGTGTGGACAACGGCGGTAGGGCTGACGGCGGGGCTGATCGCCAAGCCAACAACAGCAGCACCGGCCGGCGCGGTGGAAGGCGCGAAGCGCACTTTTTCAATGACCAGGTTTTTCCCGGAGCCATATGGGTTCGACAGCGCCAAGCCGGTGCAGGTCGCGCTGACGGTGGACAGGGTGACGGCGCCCGTGGTGCAGGCATGGAACATCTTGCCCAGGCGGGCCTGTTCCAGGAACCAATCGGAAGAGTAAGCCATGATATTTTCCTTAGTGAGTGTTAGCGCTCTTGCGCCGCGAGGATGTAATCGACCGTCATGGTCTTGGCGACCGCTTCGCCGTTCTGGATCGCAAACGACACGGTCAGTTCGGTGTCCGGCAAGTAGGTACTGGTGCCGTCGAGAGTGCCCAATTGCACGTCGTTGACGAAGTACTTGACCTCGCTCACGCCGTCATAGGCCCATGCCACGGTGAGGAACGTGTCGTCGGCAACAGTGGCGATGTTGGCGGCGCGCGTCTGGCCGGTGGTGGCATTTTTCTGGCACTGGACGTCAAGCTGGGTGTCGCCGTCGTCCTTGCTGAAGAAAATGCCATCGGTGACGCCGGCGCCATCCACGGAGCCTTGCAGGGTTGTATCGGTGACGGCCAGACCAATCAGGAAATCGGATTGCGTGGCGTCCGACACTTTGAAGCGGGCCTTGAAGACGGTGCGCTTGCCAGCGGTCAGAAGGAACGATTCGCCCACTTTCTGCAACTCGTTGCGGTCATTGTCGGCACCCGCATTAGTGACCAGCAGGCAGCCGCCGTCCAGGTCCGTCAGCGCGCGGCTGCCGCTGCCGACTTCGGTCACGGTCCAATGACCGGCAACGTAGGTATCGAAATCGTTGAAATAGGTGTGCCATGCCGTGGGGTCGGGCAGGCCATACATGCCGAGCGGATTGCTCTTGCGGACATTCGTCACGCCACTCGGGAAACGGGTTGGTGCACTCATGTTGTGAACTCCTAGCGTTCAATGAAGAACGGCCCCACGAAGGGGCCGCCAGGTTGTTGCGATTGCCGGTTACGCGCCGGCGCTGCCGTACCATTCGCGCCAATCGCCAATTTGCAGCGAATAGCGTTCGGTGGCTTTTGCCAGGGCGTTTTCCGTGCCGAACTCGTTATCTTTCGTGAATTCGAGTTCGCGGCGCTGGAACAGCGTCAGGCCGTCCATCGCGTCGGTGCGCACAAAGAACGCGTCCGGGTCAGTGAAAAAGTGGTTGACTTTCACACCTTCCGGGAACATGTTCATCGAGCGCAGCGCGTTGATGGCGTTGTTGGCCGTGTCGTTCTGGTTGATCGATTTCAGGATGCGCTCTGCTTCGAACATCAGTTGACGCGGGATGTGCAGGCTGCGAATTTGCAGCGACACCTTGTTGCCACGGCCATCGGTGGCGCCGGCAACCTGAATGCACAGGTCTTCCAGCGAAGCTTCAGACAGGTCGGCGGCGGTGGCCAGGATGTTGCTCTGGCTGCCCACCTGGGAACTGTGCGACGCCGAGAACAGCGGTTTGGCCTCCGTACCAACGGAGTAGTTGGTGTCAAAGCCGCGATTGAACCAGTTCGCCACCACGGTGTTCTTGGTTTCCACCATGGCGCGCTTCAGTGCCTTGGCGCGGGCAGATGCCAGTTTTTCGTACTGGTTGTCTTCGATCGCTTCGCGCGTGATGATGTAGCCCAGGCCGTACACGATGTGGTACGCCGTCGCGGTGCCTTGCTGCGACGTGGTGTCGTAGCCGATGGACCCACCTTGCTCCTTGATCGCAGCCAACCCGAAACCGTCCTCCTGCACGATTTCCTCGCGGTGCTTGTCCGAGGTTTGGACGGTGACCAGATCGCGCCACAGGTCGCGATTCTGGTACCACATGCCGAACAGGGAATGGATGCCCGGCCACAGAGTTTTCGGGTGTGCACCCGTATTGATGATGCCGCCAGCCATGATTTATACCCCCGCTACTTGGTTGGAATACTGATGACGGTTGATCGTCACCAGCCACTTGCACGAGTAGCCGATGGCGTTGTCCTCGCGCGGTACTGGCTGGACCAGATGCAGGTCCAGCGTGTTGGTTGTCGCCTCGGTGGCGTTGTTCAGCAGCGTTCCGGACAGGCCGGTTGCAGTGCTGCCGGCGCCGACGACGAAGTCGATGTTCAGGCCGGCGTCATTGGCGGTCAGTGCCGTGCCGGACGAGCCTTCTTGAGCTTCAAAGATCAGGTCCGGATCGTCCGCAATGAACACTTCGGTCTGGGTCGATGCAGCGCGGTAGACGGTGCTGTCTTGCGTAGCTGGGCGCACGCCGACGACGACACCGGTAATCACGTCGCCGGTAGCTGCGCGGGTAACGTCCGGCAGCACCCGGCCACGGATCGTTTGAGCGGTGCCGGCCAGTTTGACCAGGTCACCGATGTACAGTGCGGTGCCGTCGCCGGCTGCGGTGGAATAAACGCGGAATGCGCCGTTGTAAGGGGCGCCGTTCCGATGCGCGACGGGGCGCAGCCCCATCGGGGTATCAGTGTTTGCCATTTTGAGTGGTCCTAGGATGAAAAAAGGGCCACAGATGGCCCTTGTTGGTTTGGTGTTCGGCGTGCGCCGATGGAGTTACTTGCTGCGCTGGATGTCGATACCGCGACCGTTGTCCGGGATGTACCGGCCGTCCCTGTTGTCGTCGGTGGCGCACTTGCCGGTGCGGATGCGCCGGTCAGTTTCGTCCAGGGCTGATGCCTTTGCTGCCTGATCTTCCTGATACAACTCTTCCCTGATTTCCATGAGGTATGCCCTTTGGCCGGTGGTCTGATCGACCACGCGACTGACACGCGAGCCGAGATCACTGTTCCCGTTGCTGATATCGACATCACCAACTTGCATTTTGTAGTCGGTCACGAATTGGTAATCGACCTCCTGAGCGAGTTGCAAGCGACCCTCTTTGTCATTGATCCAGCGCCGAACATAACCGGGTCGTCCTGCCGCCGATAACCTGCTGCGCGCCACGCCCAAGCCGACGCGCGCCTTCCTGCCTGTTGCTTTTTCGTCCCGCGTTTGCGGGCGTGCTTCACGGCTCATGCTGCCTCTCCTTCGAAATGGTTTTTCACATAGTCGGCTTTGAACTTGGCCATCGCCTTTTCATCGCCGTTGAACAGGTTGCGGGCCATGCGGTCACATGCTGCGCGGGCGTCAGCAGGCATGTCGGCAAAGCCCTTGCCACCTTTGCGTGGCGCAGGGGCACCGCTTTCAACGGCTGGCGCGGCGGCGCGGCGTGGGTTGGTGAATTTTTCCGGGAACTTGGCCTTGACCTCCTTGGCCACCAGTTCCAAGAAATCGGAGCCGGTCGCCTTCTCGCCGGACTTGCGCAGATAGATCGCCATGGATTCGGCGTACGCGCTCATTGCTGGGTCTTCCAGCCATTTATTCCGGCCGGCCCACTCTTCATACTCGGGGTCGGTCGTTTCAGCCTTGGCGGCCTGTTTTTGGGCCTTGGCGACCACTTCCGCTCTGACTGACTGGATTTGCTCGTCAATTTCCGTGAACGCTTTGCCGTCACCCGCTTCAATCGCGGCGGCGCGCTGGGCGGTCAGGTCGGCCAGGGCGCGGTCATACGCGCGCTGCTCGGTCTTGGTGACGAAATCGCCCAGGTCTTTGACAGTGGCGCGCAGTTCGCGCAGTTCCGCTTCCTGCTTTTTCACCTTGGCTTGCACGATGGGCAGCAGCTTTTCGCCGCGCTCCACGAATTCCGATGCGTCGCGCCATTTCGACGGGTCGCCCTTGAACTGGTCCTTGGGGGTCCAGCCCATTTCCCGGGCCTTGTCTTCGACGGCCTTGCTGGCCGCGTCGGCAGCGGGGTCACCGTCGTCTTGCGCCTGAGCGTCGCTTACGCCTTCCGCTTGGCCGCCGCCGTTGTTGCTACCGTCTTCACCGGCTGGGCGCCGGATTACAAATCGCATTGCCTTGGTGATCATTTCGCTTCTTCCTTGGTTTCGGTTGCTAGCACTGGCTGGTCAGAAATCACCATGCGGGCGGTAATGGTCATGTAAGACTCCATGCCGCCAGTGAAGTGATTTTGGTATGACTGCATCGACACTTCAGGGTGCCTGCGCCAATACAGAACTCCATTTTTGCCCGCCGCATATTGGTCAAACTGGCGTTTAAAGAATTCCTCTGCGGCCCCTATGTCTGTCGCCCACAACTTATGCTTATCGCCCTGTACCTTCACCCCGCCAATCGTCAGCGTGATATACGGGTCACCAGTTGGGCATTGATGCCGATTCCCCATCTCGGGGTAGACTTGACGATCCTTGGACATGTAATCCATCAGATCGTCCATTATTTCGCGATATGTTTGCGAGGCAAATACATGCGTTGGCTCGGTCGTCATGACTGCACCTCGATGATTGCAGCGATGTCCTTGTCATTGCACAGGCGGTACTCCTTGCCGTCATGCCCGGGCACTACGTAGCCGGCGTGCTTGGCAAACCAGATGCGGTCGCCAACCTGCGGGATGGTGCCGCTCCAGTCCGCGAACGCGTTGCCGCCCACGGCGATCAAGCGGCCCTTGACCTGCTTGGTTTTTTCGCGCTCGCTCGTCTGCTCGATCAGGTGAATACCGGCCGCCTTGGCGCTCTTGATGCGCTCATCGGTTTCTTCGACATCGTCGGGCAGGATCACCACTTTGTATTCCACGGGCAGCAAGCCAGTGGTGTTAGTGACGCCATCAGTAACACGAGGTTTAGAGCGAGTGAAAATTCCACTCACAAGACCATCGAACACTTCAAGGACCTGGGTAACTTCTTCCAGCGACTTCTTGCCAAAGCCAGGAATATTCAGCAGTTCAAGATTAGAGCGCTGGATCAGGTCTTTAATGCGGGTAATCCCTGCTGATCTCAAGAATTTATTAGTGCGAGCAGACAGACATAGAGTTTCGATAGGAAGCTCTTCGGCCTTGTCGCCATGCGAAATTATCTCCGCGATTAAGGGGGCGCTCATTTGGCACCGCCTTTCTTGGGCTTTTCAAGCTTCACCGAGTGCACAGTTGTTTCGCCGGTTTCGGTGTTGTGGCTGCCGCTGATCTTCACGACATCACCGGGCGCGCCGTCAACAACAATCGGATTCTGCACTGGCGACGCTTTGTCCGTGTCGCTATACGCGGCGCGATCTGCGCCATCATACGAGTGCAATACCGCCGCCGGCACCGTGCTGCATTCGCGCATCCGCTCCAGGCAAATCAGGCTGATTTCATGCAGCGCCGAGTCCATCCGGTCTTTGTTTTGCAGCTTCAGTGCCTCGTCGGCCAGTTCTTTAATCTTCGCGTACATTGTTCACTCCTTCCTTGGTGGTGCGGTAAAACTCGCTGATGTAGTCGTCAGGCAGCGCCAGGATTTCCGCCACCATCTGGCATCGCTCCGAATACGTCACCGACTCCTGCGGCGTCAGTGCCCCCCGTCCCCATTGCTCCATCATCGACTGGCGGCTGTCCGCCAGGAACTGGTGAAACTTCTTGGTCAGTGGGTGCGCCATCCACTCCTGGTACTCTTCCTGCGTCATCGCCTTGTCCTGCATTTGCTGCCTCCTGTTGTTGGTCAACCTTGCCTTGCACTGCTATTTTCTGGAGGTCCAGCATGTGTTGCACGCGCTGCATGAGCAGGTCAATCTGCGGCCCGATTTGAATCGAGCCAGCCTGCGCAAGTTTGAGTGCCGTGCTGGCCTCCAGTTCGGCCGCTTTCGCGGCCAAATTCTCTACTTCTGCTGCAATCTTCTCGCTCTCGGCCATCATCTTTTCGGCCTGCGCGGTGACTTGCACGCGCTGCGCTTCGATGTCAGCCTGTACCTTGATCAATTGCGGGTCTTGTGGTGCTGGCCCTGGCTCGCGGAGCAGTTGTTCCGGGTTTTCGACCTTGAGCGCCTTCAGGTACCGCAGGCGCAACTGCATGGGATCAAAGAACGGGTCTTGCGCGAACTGCATCAGTGCCTCGGCGCGGGTCAATTCCTGCGCGTCGCTGACCAGATTAGGGTCGCTGACCGGTGCCACGTCGGTGTCATCGCCTTGGTAATCATCAAGGGAGATCGTGTCCACCTTGTCCATGTAGCGGTAGTACGCCTCTGGCTCCAGATACAGGCGATTCAGCCGGAACAGCTTCGCAAACTCCTGTTTCAGCGAACGATGCACGCGCTTGTAGATCGCGCTGAATACCTTTTGACCCTGCTCGATCAGTGCCAGCGTCGTCGTCGCCGTCTGGTTGATCTGCTGGTCGCCGGTCAGGATGTCCTTGACACTGGATATGTCCTTGCCAGCCTCGATCAGGAGACCCAGCAGCTGGAACATGACGGCGTTGGGGCCGCGATGCTCCATGTGGTAGATGTTGTCCCGGATGGCGCCACCGGTCACGTCCACGGGCTTGTATTCGCCCGGTGCGAAGCGCGCCACGCCGCCTTTCATCTTCAAGCCGCTGCCGATGAACCCGCCGCCAGTGTTTGCCAGCGTGCCGGCGTCCAGCATTTGGTTCAGGACCGTGTTGACCATTTCGTTGATCGGGTTCAGCAGCAGGCCCAGGCCAACGTCATACGATCCGCCGTCCGGATTCGGCATGAAGCCAAACTTCGTGAAATAGGCGGTCGGCTCGATCTTCGACACCTCGCCTTTGGCGTTCAGGTAGATGCCGTCCTCGTCAAAGCGGGCGATGATGCGCGCCACTTCACCGGTTTCCTTCAGCACCGTGACGATGTAGGGCTCTTTGTAGCCGTCTTCGTCCAGGTCATACCAGCATTGCTGCTCCAGGAATTCATAGGCGCCGTCCTCGTCGTGATCGATGCCATCCGGCATGCCCAGCGTGACTTCCTCGAACAGCCCGCCGCGAACCCGTTCGACCACATCGTTTTTGTATAGGTCGATGCGGTGCGTGATGCGGCGCAGCTTCTTCCACGGTGTCGCGTGGTCGAAAACCACATCGCGCGCCGCCGCAAGGTCAGAGCATGGCCGGCCCAGCATGCGGTCAAAGTACGTCTTGCGGAACTCGCAGCCGACGATGGACATGCGCAGCAGCAGCTTATCCATTTCTTCATCCCAGTCCTCGATTTCCTCCAGGACTTGGTAAGACATGTGATGGCCGATGCGGTCGGCACGCTCTTTCTTCTTGCCGTCAGGGTCGGGGCCGATCACCATGCCCTTGACAACTTCCTCCCCGCGCACAATGGCGGGGTAGGCGCGGGCACTGAACTGGATGGCCGCCGTGGTAATCAGCGGGTATTTGACGTTTGCAGCGTTCTTCCATGGCCAGGATTTCTCCTTGGCGATCTGCATGGCCAATTCCATTGCGGTCTGCGTCTGGCGCTCCCAATCCGCCCGGCTGGCTTTGTCCAAGTCATAGCCGCGCACCACCTCCATGCCGATCTTCTGCACGACATCGGCGTCCAGCATTGGCACAAGGTTGTCCTGGCCGATGAACGATTGCAGCAGTTCCGCTGGCGCGCGTTTAGCGGGCGTAGCGGCTGCATCACCGTCGCCCGATACCTCGCTGTCCTGCATTGTTTCGTATGCCATCAGTAGCCGCCTGTTGTTGATCGACCGGTTTGGTCTTCTTCGTGTTCGTCTTCTTCGAAGGACTGCTCTTCGTATGCCACGCACATCAATCCGAATGCATCGGCGCCATGGCTGGACCAGTCGTGGTCCGGTCCCAGCCCAACATTGCGCACTTCGTCGCGCTTTTCGTGATACCAGCCCAGCGCATCGCGCCCTGGTTCTGTCGTGTCAGCGTTGAACCACATGGCAGGGAATCGCCGCCGCGCCGCCTCAATGCGCGCTTTTGCGGCCCCCTTGCCCTGGTTCGGAATGACGGTCACGGTGTAGCCTGCGGCGCGTAGAGCGCTGGCATAGGACACGTCGAAAACCTTGTCTTGGGTACTGCCGTCGTGTGGCAGCCATATCTGTGTGCGTGCTGTCGTGTACCCCTGCTCGCGCATCCACTCGATGTGCGCCGCCAGGGGCTGGCCTACGCGCTCGTAATAGTTGAGTACCCGGATTTCCTTGCCGATGAATTGCGCGGCCCACATCGCAAATGCGTCCGCCCTGGCGCCGGTACCGCCAATGTCGCAATACAGCCGGATTGTCATCAGCGGATCCGCAGGAACACGGCCGATGCGCTGTTCCTGGCGCGCTTTCGTCAGGCTCATGGCGTAGTAGGCGCCCTCGACCACCGTGGCGTAGTCGCCCTCCCAAATATGCTCATACTGGTCTGGCCGCTCGCGCAGATCGCGCTGCCGCTGCCGCTCTAGCATGGCCGGGAATTTGGGGTTATCCCGCCAGTTCAACTGCACGACCTTGACGCGCGGGTCACTGGATTGCCGGAAGCGCTTTTCAACCGCTGCATTTTTGCGCTTCGGGTTCCACGTCACCCACAGTTCCGCGTTCCAGTCGTCGCCTTCTTCGCGCAGCGTCGGGATCAGCGTCGTGAATGCCTCATCCGTCACTGGCTCGGCCTCGTCCACCCAGCAAATCAGGATGCGGCCCTTGGATTTAACGCTGGCGATGTTGCGATCCAGGCCGGCGAACGCAAACCAGATGCTGCCGCACCGGCTGCGGATGTATTTGTCGCCAATCTCGTACCACGCCGACAGCCAAGGCTCGTCCTCAATCGCGCGCTTGCACTCTTCCAAGCTGGAATCGTCCAGCGAGTTCATGAACTGGCGCGCGCACAGCAATTGCCCCTTGATGCCGGCCATGCCGAACATGTAGCCGCGCACGGCGAGCATTTTGGCAAATGACCGGGTTTTTGCTGACCCACGGCCACCGTGTGCGCCGCGTACATCGGCATCACCGGAAAACACCGGGATCAATGCATCCGGTATCTCAATCCTTGCCGCTGTCATTTTTCTGCATCGGCACGAGTTCGACTCGTGTCACCGCCTGGATTGGCCCACCGCCGTCGCCAGCCAACTGCAATTTCTGGCCGTACTTCTTCGGCTTCATCTTCTGCGCCGCCTCGATGCGCGCATAGATGCGCAGCTTCGCCTTTTTGATCGAGTCAGCATCGGGCTTGCACTCGTCCGCGATAGACACGACCTCATCGACAAACGTGTCAGCCTGCTCGTCCTTCGCCTGCTCGTACATCGTCAGGAACTCGGGCACATCCCGCAGCCAGCGGAAAATGGTGGCCTTGCTCGGCATGCCTTTTTGCGCGCAGATAGCGCGAATGCTGCGCTTTCCGTCCGCAAGGGCCGCGCAGAACCGCACGGCCAACTCGGGGTCGTATGACATGGTGATGCTTCCTTGGGAAATCTGACTGTGCGCCCGGCATGGGCGAGGGCATTACGGTGCGGCTGCGAACGCAGCACGCGAATTCATTGCCTTAAAGCAAAAAGCCCCGGAACATTACTGTTCGCGGGGCTTTCGTGTTCCGTGGACGCCGGGGGCTCCCTGTGGGAACCCTGACGCGTCGTTGACGGATGTAAATTGTGATGCGGAATTTAGTCCACTTCGGAAACTTTGTCAAATTTTTCTGGCAGCGTGCGCAGTGGCGGCTTAAAAGTCGCTACTGGAGCTGCTGCCGCTGTCGCAGGAATAGTTGCTCGACCCGGGGTCGCTGGAACTGCTGTGCGACGAATGGCTATGGCTGCTGGAGTGGCTACTACCGCAGTCATCGGATCGATGGTGCGATGGCGATTCGTACGAAGGCGTTTGGTAGATCGGATTCAGCGGGCTTCTCAGGCTCGTTGGATTAAGAAAATCGTCATCCAGTGGCTGATTTACCTCACGTCGGACTTTTTGATTTCCGCTGATGCTCGTGACACTTGTTACCACGGTCCTGGTTGGCTTCGGCGCCGTGGTGGTTGTCGATGCCACCTTGCGCGCGTCCTGCGATTGCGCGTTTATCGCCGCCAAGCGCAGTTCAGACAGCCGGCGCTCAGCCTCTTTTATGTCATCCATTTGTTTCCGCTCTGCCTCCACCTTCCTTTTCGCTGATTTAATCAGCATGAGGAACGTCAAGATAACGAGGGCCAGTAAAGCGATTGTTTCTATAAATTCCATTTTGAATCCCCAGTAATGCCCCGCAGATCGCGGCAGGGCAGCGCGTTACAGATTCCCGTTGTCTACGATGTCCTCAATCGCTGCCTGCGCCGCGCGGAAGCGCTCCACAAACTCACTCGCTGGCCGCACAGGAATCGACAGCTTGCGGCACACAATCTCGGGCCGTGCCTGCTCGATGTAGCACCAGTGCAGCATCAGCCGGTGCTGCACGGTCAACTTGCGCATGCCTTGCTCGATGCGGTATGCGTCCGCGTCGTCAGTCTCGTCGCGCACTTCGTGACCGGACCAGACATCGCCCAGGCTCGCACGCCGCATGCGTTCGCACACAGCGCCAGTCATGCTATCGGCCCCACGCCTGGACTTGGATGTTGCCCAGCGGGCCCAGTTCTCCAGCCGCGCGCCGATGTCCTTGCGTTGTGTCACTCGCGTTCCTCGTAGTCCGTGCAGCGCTTGTCCGTGTCCGCTTCCGCCACACGCGGGTTCGTGCACTGCAAGTTGCGGTCGATGACGCGGCGCCAGTGGCATCCTTTGCATGTCTGTTCCTCCTGTGCGATGAGTGCGTCGAGTGGGTCGCGGTAGAAGCGGAAAGGTAGGGCTTTCATGGCGCGATCCTCCGCACCTGCATTTCCGGGTGACGGGCGCGCACCTCTGCGGCGATGCGACGCGCACGAGCTAGGCGCGGCTCTGGCGTGTTGGCGATGCCGGCCAGTTGGCGCATGTTCATGCCGCCATTGGCCAGTTGGGCGTAGCCGTAGAACGAGACCACGTTGGCGTGTGCGTTTAGGACTGCCATCACTGCCCCCTCTTGCTTTCGTACTGCCACCGGAACCCGTTCACGCACGTTCCCTTTTTGATGGCGTTGTATATCGCTTGGCGGGATACCCCCGATGCCTGCGCCCCCAGTGCCATGGACTCATAGCTTGCAATGAGTTCCCCGGTGACGGAGAAACAGGAAACCCTGACATTTTTCTTGTTCGCCATCACCGCACCTCGAAATGTTTGTGAAACAGCGTCGTGATCCGCTCGCGTGATTTCTGCATCAGCCGGGACGTGTCGAAATGGTCAGTGCCTGCGCGCTCAGCCCAGTTCAGCACCTCGCTTTCTTCGGCGTAGGTCAGCGTGCCGCGCGGAAGGCGATAGAGCGCCTTGAGTTGGTAGTCAGTTTCCATTTTTCTCCCTCCAGCGGCGCGATGCCTCGTCCATGATTTGGTGGAATTGCAGCTTAGGCATTTGCTCTCGGCATATGTCGATGAAGAACTGTCCAACTTCTGGAGAGGATCGCGTTTTTGGCCTGCAACCGTTTATCTCGCGAGAGGTATTCGCTATATCGAACCCGATTGATTTGATGAGCGCTTTGTCGCCTTTTGCCTTTGCCGCTTCGAGTTGCTTCTGCAGGCCCTTGTAGCGGGCTACCAGCGAGTCCCTTTGTTCCTCTGTGGTCAGTACCGAGAGAGGGTCTTCACCCCCGCCAAGCAGATCAAAGCCTTTGCGGGAGCCCTTTGTCGATTCATTTGCGGAGCGTGTGAAGAACTGCTCTGCCTTTGCGGTTGCCCCTATCACTTACCCCTCCAGATGCCCAGCACTTCGCTGATGATGTCGTACAGAACCCAGCCGACGATGCCACCGGCCAGTGCCACGATTGTCAATGCCCACATGTCAAACCCTCCCCCTCAAAACGGTGCTGCTTCGGCCTTGCCTTCGGCCTGGCGTGCGAACGACAGCAGGGCCAGAGCGTCGGCATGGTTATCGTCAACCGGCGTGTAGCCACGGCGCTTGGCCTCATCGATCATCGCGGTCTTGTCCGCGTTGCCCTTGCCCGTCCAGTGCTTCTTGATCGCGCCCACGCCCACGGCGTACATCGGTATGCGATTGGCCGCGCACCACGCCTGAAGCATCGCCAGGAAGCCGCCGTACGCATGCGCAGCCAGCACGCCCTCATGCCGCTTCACGTCCTCGTAGTACACGGCGTGCACCTCACCCGCAGCGCGGCCGGTGTCGGTCAGCCACTGCCGGAAAGCCAGCCAGCGCTGCCCCTGGCCGCCGTGCTTGGCAGGGGCGAACGACTCGCTGCCGGCCTTCACGGCGCCATCACGCGTCCCCAGCGCCCAGCCACACTGCGCGCCAATGTCGATGGCCAGGATGTTCATGCGGCCTCCACTGCGAGTTCAAGTGGTAGAAAAATGCGTCGTTGCGCGATGGCGAAATAGGCAGCGTCGCTCTCAATGCCGATGAACACGCGCCCGGTATTGCGGCACGCTACCCCCGTAGTGCCGCTACCCATTGCATTGTCCAGCACCAGGTCGCCAGGATTTGAATATGTGCGTATGAGGTATTCCATCAATCTCATAGGCTTCTGCGTCGGATGGAAGTTGCCGCGCTGCTTGTCGCTCGAGAAAAACTGGACGCTGCGCGGGTACCGACTGGTCGAGTCATAGTCGACCAGCTTCAACGCCTTGCCATAGCATTCGCTGTTTACGGTCTTGCGCTTCGCCGTCTTGCGAGCATGTCCGTGCGTGAACTGTGGGTTGTAAGTTGGCTGCCTTGGCGCGAATACCAACACTGACTCATGCGCGCGCAGTGGTGCTCTCTTCGCGTTCAAAAAGCCGGTCGCGTTGCCTTTTTCCCAAACCCAGTCGTATAGAAACCAATCTGGCTTACTCATCACCAGGGCGCTGGCGAACGGCTGCATGGCGGTCAGTACGACAGCGCCGCGCGGCCGCAGCACACGGCAGTATTGCTCCCACAGCGAGGGAAGCGGGATCACAGAATCCCATGCGCAACGTGTGACGCCATATGGCAGGTCAGCCAAGATCAGATCAACGGTATCGGAAGGTATCTCACGCATACGTGTCAGGCAGTCCCCCAGCATCAAAGTTGGCGCATTGCCGCGCGGGTGCGCGAATTGGTCTCGCTCAGTTGTCATTTTCAAAACTCCGGTATGTCGAACTGGACTTGCGTGAACGCCTCTGCCTGGGTTGGTGGCGGCGCCGGGACCATGTGAACCCAGCACCGTTTGCGCAACTCAAGCTCGATGCGGGCCATCCAAAGGCCTGCACGTTCGCCAGTAATGGGCGCCAACTCGTCCATCTGCGCGGCAGCCAGATCGGCCTTGATGCGCCGGCCGATGTCGATCCATTGGCGACGTGGCATGAGGGCCCCAGCACGCATGTCGTTGATGCAGCGCACCAGCAGGGGATTGCGGTTGATTTCGGCGGTGATGGCCTGCATTGCGCCGAAGGCCTGCCCGAAGTGACAGGGGCAGTACCACTCGTCGCTGCCGATGCTGCTGCTCATGCTGCCGTTGAGCGGGCAGCCGTAAGCGGCGCACAGGTGCGGTGGCCGGTCGGCTACGCGGTCTTCGTGGGACTGGTTCATGGCTTGTCCCCGTCCAGCTTCACGCGCCCAAGTTCAGCCTCATCTGGCATGCGGTACCAGCCAAGCATGCAGTCGGCAGAAACCCCGGTACCAACCTGCAATTTCTCAAACGTCCGGAGCGAAATTCCATGGATCTTCCCGCACCAGATGCCAGAAACGGTGGCCTGTTCGATGTCGCACAGCCGCGCCAGTTGCGAATGTGATCGGCAACGGGTGACCTGCATCAGGCCGTCAACAACGTGCTTCATCGTCATGCTGCACCTCCGGGTGATTGCGATTTGCGCTTGCGGATTTCGTCAAAGCACAACTGCTTCACGTCGTCGTAGCTGTGCGTCTGGCGGATTTTGATGCCCAGTTCACGGGCCTTGCTTTCGATGCCCTGGTGCGACTTCGACCACGACCAGTCCTCGCGGGCTTTCTGCGGCTCGGCAGTGGGCGGTGGTGCTGACTGCTCGGCAAGGATTTGGGCCACGATGGGCAGCAGGTACTTGACCGCGATTGATTTGCCTTCCCCCTGGTGCTTTTTGGCCTTCAAGATCGCGAGGTTCAGCACCTCGTCCGTGACATCCGGGTTTTGCGCCCAGGTCACGCAAACGATGGGGTTTTGCGATGTAGCCTCGATTTGCTGTGCGCGCAGCAGCAGTGCGATTTGCACATTCCGCGCAAGCGGAAGGGGTGGCTTGAGGTTTTCCGGGTCGCGGTCGTCATCGGCATCATCGGATGATGATGATTCAGGATTCAGGATAGGGGATTCAGGATTCAGGATAGGGGATTCAGCACGGCTAGGACGTGCCTTTTCCGGGCTTTCCTCGGGCATGTCTTGGGCCTCATCATCTTCGCATGACACCAAAGCCCTAGGCTTTACCGTCATACCAACATCATCTAACCCTGGGCAATTTGGCGGTGGAATGATGCTTTCGGCCTCGCGATGATGGGGGTTCTGATGCTGCAAAAACTTCGGAATGGCGATATAGCGATTGCCATCAGCCTCGTACCGAATGATCAATCCCCACCGTTCCAACTCGCCCAAAAGCTTGTCAACATCGGCGTTGTCATAGGGCAGAAGTTCGCCCTTGATCCTCTTGGGGCGGTCTTCAAGGCGGCCTTCACGGTCAGCCAGCATCCACAATCCAGGGTATATAAGGCGCGCGAGGATCGAGCATTCAGCCAGATCCTCGTTCTTGTAGAAGCCGGGTTTGATGTTGCGAGCGCGGGCCATTATTTTGATTCCTTAATTCGGTTCCAGCAGATCCCGCAGAAGTAGCGGAATCGGGCGGCGTTGCCGTGTGGCCCGTTGACGCAGGCGATTTCCGCAGCATCAAGTACGGTGTGCAGCGGTAGCCGGCCCAGGAAGTGTTTGATTGAGCGAAGCCAGTCAGTTGGCATGCCACGAGTGCTGGCATGCATCACAATGACGTCAGCGACACGCCACATGTCATTCTCGATGCGATCCAGTTGGGCCTGGATCACGCTGCGATACCCGGCGATCTGCGCCTCGCGCTCTGCGATTTCAGCAGCCTTCTCTGCGAGGCTCTTTGGAATGGCGGTCAGTGCATCGCCGCCTTTGCCTCTATTGCAGTCGAAGCAGGCGGTAATCAGGTTGTCCTGATCATTGGTGCCGCCATTACATACCGGGTCAATATGATCAACCTCAAGCAATGCCTTAGGCGGGACGGCGCCGCAGTATTGGCAGCAAAACCCGTCACGTTTGAAGACCTCGAACCGGTCCTTTTTGCTGATGGCTTGGCGTTTCATTTCGGATACTCCAGATCGCAATCAGCGGGCGTCAGTGGTTGATGTGAGTCGTTCATGGCATGCACTCCATCACCGTTTCGATCCAGACTTTTGCCGCTTCGGCGTTGATCGCATTACCGTAGGCGCGCAGTCGTCCCACGCGGTTGGTAGCCCCATGAGCCAGCGGGAATGTGCCGGGTTCAACTGGCCGCCACTTTCCATCTGTGCATCCGAGCCAGTCAGCATCTCTCCAGAAACCGTTCGTCGGGCCGGGCTGTTCGCTAGCATCGCAAAGTCGTTCAGATTCGACCCGTGCCGCGTTTCGCCCATCGCTCGCTTGGCCTGCCCACCGCCACTCGCGTCCATAGCTTGCGGCGTTGGGCAGCCCGCTATTGCCTTTACCTGCTTGTCCAGGCTGGCGGTATTCTGGTTCTTGCCCGATCCGTTGGCGTCCGCTGCCTGGGGCGATATCCATCCGCAGAGCTTGAATACCTGTTCCGACAACGGCTTGCCCCTGGATTGCTCCGCGCGCCCGTTTAGGAAATCCAGACTCCCGGATGCGCTTTTCCAGTCCCTTGCCGATGGAGTCGCCCTGGGCGACTCCACACCAGTAATTCCGGTCGCGGATGTGCGGCGCACCGACGCCCGCAGACGGGAACGGGACACTCCCGAAGGCGTAACCCATGGCTTCCATGTCAGCGTGTACAAGGTCGATCCAGTCATCGACAGGCGAGCTAGCAACTTGCTCTCCAAGGACGACTGGAGGCTTGCGCTTGCCGATGAGGTGCCCAAAAGCTGGCCAGAGGTGCCGCTCGTCAGCAAACGCAAGTCCTTTGCCTGCCGCGCTGAAAGGTTGGCACGGACAGGAACCGGTCCAAACAGGTCGGTCATCTGGCCAGCCTGCACGGCGAAGTGCGTAGGACCAGACGCCGACCCCGGCGAAAAAGTGGCATTGGGTATAGCCGCGCAGGTCGTCAGGGTGGACATCTTCGATACTCCGTTCATCGACTTCGCCAGGCGCAATGTGGCCGGCTGCAATGAGGTTGCGCAGCCACTGGGCAGCATATGGTTCGTATTCGTTGTAGTAAACATCGGACGTCACACCGCCCCCGCCTGCAACCTGACCAACCCCGCAATCATGACCAGCGCCACGCGCTTGCCGTAGGGCGCCAGGGCCTCGAACTGCGCCAGCAGTTGCAGCGCCTCCGGTGAAATGGTGACGGCCGGCGTGCAAGGCTGTGCAAGGCCGGGCTGATTTGTGCAAGCCGCTGCAACCGGCTGAAAGGGGGCATTCATGATTGCACCTGGGCGGGCTGGCCGAAGAGGGCGGCTATGAGTGGATCGCGTTGCAGGCCTATCTGCTTCGCTTTGGTGATGCGTACGGAGCGGTGCGCGCTCAGCCCATGATTCTTTGCGCCAAACGCCAAGCGCTCAATGCTGGCGACTTGTGCCGACGACAGCGGCGCGCGCTCTTTCGGCATTCTCGATTCGTCAACCAGCACATACACAGCCTGCCGGTTCTCAACACGGGGTAATGCGCGGATGCATCCGGCATTTGCCATCACCATCATGTAGCGGCCCGCAGTAGTTGCGCTGACATCGCACTCATGCGCCACGTCTCCGATAGTGACCCGGCCGCCGTGGGCCTTAATCACGTCCAGGGCTTTACGCAACTGAGCGATGCCCGCAGGGGTATCAAATTTACGCATGGCTTGCTTCCTCCTGCGCGGCTTCCTCAGTCGCGCGTGTGTATTCGTCGTGCCAGGTGCGGTACGCGTCTGCGTGCCAGTTGAACGGGCATGCTTCACGCGGCAGACCTTGCTGCACTGCGTTACGCGCGCGCCGCTGTATTTCTTCTACAGGTACGATTTGAGTTGGCATAAATGGCCTCCGTATCGGGTGTGGTGCAATCAGCCTCAGTCGAACGAGAACTGTTCGGGCGTCGCGTTGTTCAAGTGGTCACGTGCAAGCTCAATCAGCAGTTCGACCTTGCGCGGCTCGTACATGCGGACCTCAGTCGGCACGATCTTCAGCCCCAGCACAGCCAAAACGCCGCAGGCGCGCTCAAGGTCCGATGCGACGTATCGGGAGATAGTCGACTCGGACGTCTTGAGTTCTTCTGCCATTTGGCGCTGGCCGAACGCTGAGATTTTTTGCAATACCAGTGAGTGGAACTTGCGTGCCTTCTCGGCGTCTGCTGGGGATACTGGGGTCATGGTTAGCTCGCTTCGGCGCTGGCGAAGCGCTCGGGATAGAACAACTGCAGTTCATTAATCTCATTGCCAAAGTGCTGGCAAATACGCTCCGCCAGCTCTCGCGATGGGCTTTGTACGCCGCGCTCAATGCGGCTCAGGTTGCCAACGTCGCTGCCTACTTGCGACGCGAGCACCTGGAGAGTGATTCCGCGCTTTTCGCGCATCTGTCGAAGAGGAGATTTCATGGTGTCCAGTGAATTAAAAATGCGTAATACGCACTTTATACCCCAAAATGAAAATGCGCAAGGCGCTTTGCGTGACCCGCATTTATTACCGACAATCGGACGTATGAAAGTTGGGAAAAGAATCAGGCAGATCCGCAAGGCGGCTGGGATGACGCTAGCCGATGTGGAGGCGCGCGCAGGATTGTCCGATGGCAATCTTTCTCGGATAGAGCGCGGGGAGCAGTGGATAAGCGAAGAGAAGCTTTACTCGTTGGCTGAAGCGCTGAGCGTTCAGGCTGCCGACTTCTTCACGAATGATGAGCCTACGCGTCTGCGCCGTGTGCGCAATCTCCCGGGAACTGTGCTGGGCATGTCAGCCGAGACGCCGCAGGAGTTGCGAATATTAGCGGCCTACCGGATGGCAAACGCCGAGGGGCGCGCAGTCATCGACGACGCCGTCGACGTCGCGCAGGAGATGTTCAGCGGGGACAGGGCCGCCAACCAGGCGTAACCGCGCGGGCGCCGGCCATCGGCGCATGAATTTCTGCCCGAGCAGCATCCAGGCGTCGCGCGCCTCTGGCGTCATGCCTGCATATAGTTCGTGAACCGTTGGGGGCGTTTTCATACCGACACTACTCCGCGCTAGTGCTTCCACATGGAAAGAAATATATCCCGATTTTTTGCGGTTGTCACGATTTGTCTAATGCAAATGGCAGAATTGATAGATTCGATGACAAATTTCCTGGACGAACGCTTATAACTCGTATATGAAAAAGATCATTTTAGGTGCAGCTTATTGCCTGATACCTCATATCCCATGCATGGCAGCGGACGCCGTAAAAGTTCAGCCGCCAGCCCAAAAGACTCTGGCGGCTGCCAATGGCAGGTTTGTTCTGGGCCAGATTTCAGAATACCGGAGTGATCAGTATTTGCTCGATACCCAGACGGGACGGGTTTGGCGCATTGTGTCGCACACACCTACGGATCAAGATGGGAAGCCAATTCCTGGTGCGCAACCCAGGGATGTATTGCAGGCGCTTCGTTATGTAGATCGTGAAGGCAGAATGTCCTCGGCTCCTCTTCCAGATTTGACTCCAGACGATGTGTTAGAGATCGAGCTAAACGCCCGGCAGAAAAAATAATCCCCGCGCAAGGCGGGGACTCTGCTGGACATGAAACTGGAGCTGCCCCGGGAGTTGCACCCGCCCTCCGGATTATTGGTCCGTCGCTCTCTACTGAGCTACAGCAGCATGAAACTGGCGCCGGCTGCAATTAAATGCATCTGATCCTCCGCTTGCGCCGTCACGCACGCTCACGAGCGCAGCAGATTCGCAGAACCAGCATAACCTTGCCGGTTGCTTCCGGCAGCGCCCGACATCATGCGCAGCTTCTTGCTCACCAGGGCTGATCTCTGGTATATCCGGGCCGTACCATCTTGCGAGTGTTCCCGTGCCCCGGATTGCCAAGTCCCGCAGTTCTGATGGCGCCAGTTCAGCGCTTTCTTGCTGTGGCGGCAATGCTTTATCAGGAATCCCGCTGCCCGATGACCATCGAGTTTCGCTTCGGACGCCAAAGCAGAGTTGTATGCGTCCACCCTTTTGACCCGCTGCCCCGGGTTGCATTACTACAAATCCCCACCACGCCCACAGTCTAGTCCTCCCACTTCGTAAGCGCAACTGTTCCCAAATGTAACAGTAATTTTCAGGCCTCGTTCCAAAAAATGCGCTTGACGCATTCACTAAAAATGCGTAATCTGCATTTATCGGCGCCACCCGGTGCCGCGAACAAACCGGAGAAACGTCACATGGACGAACAATCGCAGCCAGCGGATATCGGGGAGCAAACCGCTGCAGAAGAAGTCATCACCTCGTACAAGGGCTTTGACGAGAATCTCAAATGCCGTGGCTTCCAGTACGCAGTGGGCGAGACGTACACGCATGACGGCGAAGTCAAAGCGTGCGAGGGCGGGTTCCACGCCTGCGAATACCCGCTGAACGTGTTCGACTACTACGCGCCGGCTGGCAATCGCTTCGCTGTCGTGCAGCAGTCCGGCGACTTGAGCCGCGAAAGTGGCGACACCAAAGTCGCTAGCCGCAAAATCAAAATCTCGGCCGAAATCGGTATCCCAGGCCTGATTAAAGCGGCCATTGAATACACCATGAGCCGCGCGCTGCCGGTTGATCCTCAGTCGCCTGCCTCCGCCACCGGCTACCAGGGTGCTGCCTCCGCCACCGGCTACCAGGGTGCTGCCTCCGCCACCGGCTACCAGGGTGCTGCCTCCGCCACCGGCTACCAGGGTGCTGCCTCCGCCACCGGCGCCCGGGGTGCTGCCTCCGCCACCGGCTACCAGGGTGCTGCCTCCGCCACCGGCGCCCGGGGTGCTGCCTCCGCCAC